ACCAGCAGCCGGAAAACAAACTTCCTTCCTGCGCGGAGATGGGACTTGGGCAACACCAACAAACACATGGAGAGGAATTACAGATTCCCTTACTTCAAATGACAGTACAATATCTTTGTCTGCGAAAGCAGGAAAGAGTTTAAAGGATAGTATTGACACAATAAATAGCAGTTTAAAACAGATGACAACAGGAAAGTTTGTATTACCCAATGGACTTAAAATATGTTGGGGTAATTATACACCTCCAAATGCAAATGGCTATATTAGACAGGGTACAATTACTTTTCCAATATCATTTAGTAGCATACCACATGTTTTTGTTACTAAAGTTGTAAATAATTCCTATTTAGAATGTCGGGTTACTGTAGGTTGTTCCAGTCAAACAAAAACAAGTGTTTCTATAAAGGCCATGTATGATACAGAGGCTTTGCGTGATATTGAAATAGAAGTAAACTGGTTCGCGATAGGATATTAAGAATTTTTATTTTTGAAGAGAAAATTTGAATATGGAAAATATAAGAGCACCAAATAAATAAAAAACAAAGTAAGCCATAAGGCTTTTTTATTGCAGAAAAATAGAAACGAGGTGAAACATATTGGAAGAATTTTTGATGCAGACATATTCAATTGTTCTTCCAGTTGTGCTTGGATATATTGTCTGGTTGTTAAAGCAGCAAAAGAAAGACCGAGATGCAAATGGTAAAGGAACTATGCTTATGCTTCGTGCAAAGTTGATTGAATATCATAAAGAATGGATAGAAAGGGACTATATTACAAAACATGGTCTGCAAAATTTTATAGAAATGTATGAAGCATATCATGAGTTGGGAGGAAATGGAATGGTGACACATCTTTTAGAAGAAGTGGAGCAATTACAGATAAAAGGGTAAGGAGGAATCAATTATGGTAAGTGAAAAAGCAAAAAAGTGGTTGAAAGCTGCTGCGATCAGAGCTGGAAAAACAATGGCCCAGACAGCAGTTGCTTTATTGCCTGCCGCCGCCACCATAACAGCAGTAGACTGGATAACAGTAATCGGAACAGCAGCACTGGCAGGAATAGCGAGCATATTTACATCTATTGCAGGGTTGCCAGAAGTGAAAGGGAAAATGTTTGGAGAAGTTCTGGAAGCATTAAAAGCAGGAAAAAAAATTAAATGTTCTTCAGGGACAGATTACTGGCAGATGGAAAGTGGAAAAGTAACGATACATTGCGAAGATGAAAGTATTATAAATCTTCAAGATACAAAAGATATTATGTCTATATTGGATAATATTGCAAGTGGTGAATGGGAAATATTACTAGAACAAGAGGTAAAATAATATGAGTACATATAATATTCACGCAGGTCATTCTCTGATTTGCAGAGGAGCAAGTGGAGTATTAGACGAAGTGACCGAAGATAGAAAAGTGAAGAATACAGTAGTGGAGCTGTTAAGAACAGCCGGACACACAGTCTATGACTGCACAGATGACAGCGGAAGAACCGCAGGAGAAAATCTTAGTGCTATTGTGGCAAAATGTAATACCAATACAGTCGATTTAGATGTTTCTATCCACCTTAATGCCGGAAGAGGGGACACTGAAGGTGATAACAGAACCGGCGGTGTGGAAGTCTGGGGCTATAATGATGACACAAAAGATGTTGGGACAAGAATATGCGCAGAGATAGCAGCAGCTCTTGGAATTACCAACAGGGGATTTAAAACAAATCAGGGATACTATGTATTAAAACATACAAAAGCGCAGGCAATCATTATAGAGTGCGCATTCGTCGACGACAAAGATGATGCGGACCGCTGGAACGCAGAAAAATGCGCGCAGGCGATTGTGAAAGGAATTACAGGGAGTATAGTGGCTGCTGCCACTCAGACATCACAGCCCGTTCATAAATATTCTGTTGGACAGGCAGTAGAATATGGAACTTCTTATCCCACATCAACACTTCCATGTGGAATCCAGTATGCTACAGGTGGAAGTGGACATGGAATAATTACTGCTATTGTCAGTGGTCAGGCAAAATATAAACTGGATACTAATGTTTATGTAAATGATGGAGATATTCGGGGATTATATACAGAACCTGTATCAGGTCTACAATCACAGATAGAATATTATCCGAGATACACAGGTATAAGTGTCAGTATTGTGGATGCATTGAAAGCAATCTGTGAGGATAGTTCCTTTACAAACCGGAAAAAGATTGCTAGAAGAAATGGTATGACAACTTACGAAGGCAGTGCAGAACAGAATAGTACTTTATTGTCCTTGCTTAAAAATGGAAAATTGATTAAATAAATATAAAATACAGTCTATTCATAGCCTACAAATAGCCTGCAAAAACAGATAAAAATCGCATAAATAAAGTAAACAATACTTGACTTTTAATCAAGTTGTCCCGGGTTCGATTCTCGGGTGTCTCATTAAAAAAATATCTCAAATATTTTTGTACAAATATAGTATTTGAGATATTTTTATTATATATTATTCTGCTATGATTTTAATCTTAAAATTAAATAGTTTATCCATTCTATATAAATTAAGCTTAGACTATCACTCAGCTATTCCTTTCTTTTTTCACATTCAGTTTTGTGAACAATCATATTTTCAATTAAATACCCCAGTGTTCTGAGGTCTGAAGAAAGCCTTTCGAGTTCTTCTTCCTCCAAACATTCTCCCAGCTTGCATGCTGCTGCAGATAACAGATAAAGGTTTGAGCAGTTGTTTGTCATAAATAACACCTCATTTTTATTTTACAATAGTATATGTCTGATAGAAACAGCACGAAACAAAGGAAAAAGTTCAACAATTTTAGTGAAAAAATTATCTTTTTATGGTATGATTATTTGTACAGCAATCAGAAAAGGAGTTTGCCCGTTTATGAAAATTGCAATAATAGAAGATATACAGCCTCATGGAGACCTTCTGATTTCCTATATAAAAAAATGGAGTCAAAAAAACAAAACAACTCTCCTACTAAAGCGGTTTGAAACAGCAGAAAGCTTTCTGTTTCAGTGGGAGGAGGAGGCAGATTTCGACATTTTGTTTGTAGATATACAAATGTCGGGAATGAATGGCATTGAAATGGCAAAAAAGATTAGAAAAAAGGATAAAGATATTATTATTATTTTTACTACGGGTATCACTGATTATATTGAAGAAGGATATGAGGTGGAAGCAATGCACTATCTTATCAAACCCGTCAGTGAAGCAAAGCTCGCTGCCTGTCTTGACCGTGCAGTAGAAAAGCGGAAAACAGAAAAATATATTTTGGTCCATACACAGGAACAAATTTTAAAAATAAACATGGAACAGATTTGCTATGTGGAGGCGATGGGGCACAATTCCAGACTTAAATTGGAGAAAAATGATAAGTTAATAGAAATAAAAGAAACTTTTTCACAGCTCGAACATATGCTTGATAAAACAGATTTTGTAAAATGTCATCGCTCTTATATATGCAGAGTAAAAGGAATATTTCGCATTGATAAAGTATCCATTTGTTTTGATGACAACAGCACTATTCCGGTCAGCCGTCGAATGTATAACAAGGTAAATCAGGCATTTATCCAGTGTTTCAGTAAAGTATCATCTGTATAAAGTATTGGAAATCATGGCAAAAAGGAGAAAAAATGAAATTGGAACTTATGATTGCAGTGATAGTTTTTGCACTGCTTTTTTTGACACTTGCAATATTTTTTATAAAACAATATATGGTGAAACTGACAGAACGGCGGATTTCATTCTATCAAAGCGACTTGATGGAAAAGCATTATAAGGAGGTGGAAAATATGTATCGTCAGATGAGAGGATGGAGGCACGATTATCACAATCATATTCAGACCATGAAAGCTTATCTGAACATGCAGAATCTGGATAAGCTCGCCTCGTATTTAAATGAACTGGATACAGATTTGACCGCGGTAGATACAGTAATAAAAACCGGAAACATAATGATAGATGCCGTGTTAAACAGCAAGATTTCTCTTGCAAAAAGCAAAGGTATTGCCATAGATGCCAAAGCAATTGTACCAAAAAATCTTTCTGTTTCAGAAATTGATTTAAGTCTGGTTATAGGAAATCTTATGGACAATGCTATGGAGGCATGTATGAAAACAGAGGAGAAAAGACGGTTTATCAGAGTCTATATTGATATTTTAAAGGGTCAGCTATATATTTATATAATGAATTCTTCCGGTGGAAAATTAAAAAAATCCGGAAAGCTTTATCTTTCTACCAAAAATCAAAAATATCATGGTTTTGGACTGATGCGTATAGATAAAGTAGTGGACAGATATCAGGGATATCTGGACAGACAGGACGAAAAAGATGTGTTTGTCACAGAAATAATGCTTCCTCTGTAAT